ATCCCCTGAAGAAATGGCAGCCTATCAAGCATCTGAAAAAGAAGTTGCTCTAATGAGTCCGGAAGAAAAAGAAGAATGGCAAAAACAATATGATCAAGCACAAAAGAATATTGAGTTAGCCAAAGAGCAATTAGAAGAAACGAAAAAAACAAACAAAATTAATTTAGATGCCGCTGAAGAAAGCGGATTGTATGATAAAGATTTAATAGGCGCCAGTGAAATTTCTTGGGAAACATTACAAGAAATGCGTGACGGTGATGACGAATCCAGAGCCACTCTTAAAGGTCAACTCGTTGCTATACTAGCAGACAATGATTTAAGAGAAGAAGATCGGGCAACACTTGAAACACAATTAGCATCCTTAGAAGCCTTAGAAGACTCAACAGGAGAAACAGCAAAAAATACTAGACCTGAAGAAGAAACAGAAGAAAAAAGTTTTGCTACAATGACTCAAGCAGAACTTTATGCTCACTTTGAGAAAGTAAGAGATGGTGAGCAACCAGACATGGCAGACGATAAAAAAGGCTGGTTCGCCGGGCTGGCTGAGAATCAGGCTGATTCTTCAGTAGCCGGTGAAGACGGTATTATCAATGTTGAAACTATAACTACTACCAAAGGCGCAGATGATAGTATACAAGTTCCAGGTAAGCCTGAATATGTAGATGTTGTTGAAGAAGACAAACGATCAATCGGAGATATGATAGCATCTGCTGATAGTGCTTTAGCGGGATTCCTCAGAGACCCATTTGGTTCGATTGGATCAGCAATTAAAGGAAATAAAGTAGAAATGGCTGGCGACGAAGCCAGGTACACACAAGAAGACATAGATGCACTTCCAGAAGATCAACAAGAGTTAGTTCAAGTCGGAGATGCAATAGAAGAAAAAAGAGATGGCATGATACAACTGTTTGCAGATGCATTTAAAGCAGGATTTGAAACTTCTCCACTAATGATAGCAGGCCAAAGTATAATAAATGCTGTTCAAACCACCACTGCTAATGCTGAAGAAGTTGTAAAAATAGCAACCGATAACACTGACAAAATTGGAGTCGAGGCAGAAACTACTGAGACCGAAACAACGTTTGCCCAAACTACTGTAGATGGTGAAACGCAAAGTACAACAGAGTATAAAGAAACATTAGATATTCAAAAACAGCAGTTAGCCGAGACAAGAAAGCAAAATGAACTGTTGGAAAGAGGTCTAGCACAGGGGTCTGAGCAAGTTGATGAATTAAATAAAATTGTTACACGGGTCGCAGTTTAACTAAATACATAGTATAAGAGAACCTATAATCATATGTCATATAAAAAGAAATTTCTAAACAAGAGCGGAGTATCAAGTCCCATATCAGGTGGGAACAGTAACTCTGGTTCTTGGAATAGTGGCGCTGACGATGCAGGTTACTCAAACACTGACTTCGGTTACAAGAACTACATGAGTAGACTTCCTGAAGTTTACACAGGACATCCTAACAGAATAGAAAGATACAATCAGTATGAGATGATGGATGTCGATGCTGAGATTAATGCATGTTTAGATATCATTGCAGAATTCAGTACACAAAAGAACGATCACAATAAAACACCATTTAACTTTGAGTTCAGAGATGATCCTACTCCTCATGAGATGGACTTGTTATCTAAACAGTTACAGCAATGGTGTAAGTTAAATGAATTTGATACTCGTATGTTTAAGATGTTTAGAAACGTCATCAAGTACGGAGATCAAGTCTTTGTAAGAGATCCAGAGAACTTTAAACTCTACTGGGTTGACATGGTTAAGATTATTAAAGTTATTGTTAATGAGAGTGAAGGTAAACTTCCAGAACAGTATGTTATTAAAGACTTAAACATTAACTTACAGAACTTAACAGTTGCACAGAAAACAAACACAGATTTTGCCGCTAATCCAACAACAGGATTAGGTGGTACTGGTGGCGGAGGCGGAGCAGGTGGAGGCGGATACACAGTCCCTTCTATGCCTTACAACACATCAGGTAGTAGATTTACATTAGGACAAGCAGAATCAGCAATCGATTCTAATCATGTTGTTCACTTGTCACTAACAGAAGGCTTAGATCGTTTCTGGCCTTTCGGACAATCTATCTTAGAAAACGTATTTAAAGTATATAAACAGAAAGAACTATTAGAAGATGCTATTCTAATCTATCGTGTACAACGTGCACCAGAACGTAGAATGTTTAAGATTGACGTTGGTAACATGCCAAGTCATTTAGCAATGGCATTCGTAGACAGAATTAAAAACGAGATACACCAAAGACGTATTCCAAGTATACATGGTGGACAGTCTGTAGTTGATGCTACATACAATCCATTATCAATGAATGAAGATTACTTCTTCCCAGTTACAGCAGAAGGTAGAGGATCATCTATCGAAGTTCTCCCAGGTGGACAGAACTTAGGTGAGATTGACGATCTTAAATACTTTAATAACAGACTAGCAAGAGGACTACGTGTACCTAGTTCATACTTACCCACAGGTCCTGATGACAACACAACACCTCTAAACGACGGACGTGTTGGTACTGCTATGATACAAGAATTCAGATTCAATCAGTACTGTGAAAGACTACAAAACTACGTTTGTCAGAAACTAGATGAAGAATTCAAATTATTCTTGCGTTGGAGAGGCTTTAACATTGATACTCAAATGTTTGATATCACTTTTAATCCCCCGCAAAACTTTGCCGCATATCGTCAGAGTGAATTAGACACAGCAAGAGTCAGTACATTTCAGGGTATGGAAGCATTCCCTTATATCTCTAAACGTTTTGCATTAGAAAGATTCTTAGGATTAACTGAAGAAGAAATCAATCAAAACGAAAAACTTTGGGGCGAAGAAAATACTGAAGCCCAAGACGCAGATCCAGAAGGTTCTGATCTTAGAAACATCGGAGTATCTACAGGAGACTTTGATGCAGACATTGATACTAACGATGAAATCGAAGACCAAGAAAACTTAGATGACTTAGGTGATTTAGATGTTGCAGGCCCAGTAGGCGGTCAAGCATCAACAGCCGCAGGCTCAGTAGATGGCGCAGGAGAAGTTGGTCCCGTTTCATAAATGAAAATCAAACATATTATTACATCTGGTTGTAGTTTCGGAGATGCATATACTCCCTGGACTTGGCCTCATGTATTAGAAACACATGTTAAATCAATAGACCCTAATGTTACATTCGATCATAGAGGAATGGGGCATCAAGGACAAGAACTCATACAAAAGAAATCAACTAATGCTATTATAGATGCAATAGATAGTGGCATAGATCCAGATGAAATAGGTGTACTTGTATCTTGGAGCGGTAATGATCGCAAGACGTGGTACATAACAAACCAAGACTATATCAATGATATTAAAAAACACTGGAGCACTTCAGGCAATGACAATTGGCATGTACAATTTTGTGATCTAAAGAACAGTAAAGAGGGTGTTGAAGTCTTACCTTTTAATAATGAGAACGGTGAGTATTATGTTCAATACAATCCTAACGGCGGATGGTATCATTCTGCATGGCATCATAGAGAACCTAAATTTATTAATGATTATATAATGCTTACAGATGCTATAACAGACAGACACTATGATAAACACAACATTAATTCACTACATGTTGCATTAGAAAACATGATTATGTTACAGAATACATGTAAAGTACATGGTATTAAATTCTATCAACAATATTATATGGATCACACTTATAAAGATATCGAAGCAGTTAAAGACCATCCTAATTTAACATACTTATATAAGCAACTAGATCAAACTCAACGAGTAAAGCCTGCGATACATGAATATGTGAAACCATTAGGGTTAACTATGTCAGAAGAAGATGTGCATCCTAGTGCAGAAGGCCATCAAAAATACTTTGATGACATTCTAAAACCCTTTTTAGAAGAAAAGAACTTCTTTGAATAAATACTCTTATGAAATTAAATGAAATGTTCGATGCGGCAGTACCAGGATACCAAGAAGTTGGTGATGACAACTCCAAGCCTATATGGAGAACATCTAGGAAAACAAAACTCACATTGAGTCAGATCAGAAAATTACGTAAGATGTTAGACGTAAGAAATTACGAAAAAGCAAAACATCTAACCAAAGTTAGAAATCAGTACGGAGCCAAGCCAGAAGCAGACGGCGCCCCCGGTATTTAACTTTCTCAATATTTCAGTAAAAGCAGTGAAAATACATGTTTTTACCTCAAATCATTCAAAAACGTAAAAAAGTAGCACTTAAATAGTACTTTTTTATACTACACACTAAATATCTCTACAAAGCCATACTTATTATATCAGGAGAAGATGACAATGGAAAACAAGAAATTTGAACAATTAATCGACCTCATTATTAATGAAGACGAAGAACAGGCGAAAGAACTGTTCCACGATATCGTAGTTGCGAAATCAAAAGAAATTTATGAATCTATCATGGAAGATGAAATGAAAGACTCTGATGACCTTGAAGAAGGCATGGGTGGTCAAGTAGGTGATCTTGCTGATGAGATTCAAGCAGAAGAATCAGGCATTGCTGAAGACGAAGAAGAAATCGATATAGATTCTGAAGAAGTCTTTGACATTGAAGGCGATGACGATGTAGATGCAACACTTGATATCGAAGCAAACTCATCTGAAGAAGTAGAAGATGCAGTTGTAAGAATCGAAGACAAACTTGACACATTATTAGACGAGTTTGAAGCAATCATGGCAGACGAAGACGAATTAAAAGGCCGTGATGATGAGATGGATGCAGACTTGCATGACATCGAAGACGAAATTCAAGACCAAGAAGTAGACGTAGACGTTTCTGTAGACGATGAAGAAGTAGTTGCTGAAGCAATTAATCTTCCTAAAGTTACAGCAAAAATGGGTGACGGTGGATCCAACACAAAAAGCCCAGTAGACGCAAACTCAGGTCAAAAAGGAATGGACTCACACCCAGTCGACTTTGACAAAGGTGGAGACGAAAAAGGACGCCCAGCTCCGACTGCTAAAGACGTAGAAGGCGCTTCTTCATTCCAAAACGTTCCTGGAAATAACAAGGGACCAAAACTTAGTCCAGCACCCAAGCCCGTGACATCGCAGGCTGAAGGTACTAATACTAAATCAGTAATAGATTAAGGAACTGATACAAATGGCTTTGTATCTTAAAGAACACTTAACGTTTGACAACTCAGAAATGGTTGTCGAATCAGTTAAAGAAGGTGATTCCGATCTGAAGACTCTTTATATGAAGGGTATCTTCATCCAGGGAGGGGTAAAAAACGCAAATGAACGTGTTTACCCTGTCTCTGAGATCGAAACTGCTGTAGACACACTGAATGCTCAGATTAAAGAAGGTAATTCAGTTTTAGGTGAAGTTGACCATCCAGATGATTTAAAAATCAATTTAGATCGTGTATCACACATGATCTCAAATATGTGGATGGACGGACCAAACGGCTACGGCAAATTAAAGATTTTACCGACTCCAATGGGTAAGTTAGTTCAGACCATGTTAGAGTCAGGGGTAAAACTCGGAGTATCTAGTAGAGGTAGCGGAAACGTTAACGATTTAGATGGCCGAGTCAGTGATTTTGAAATAATCACTGTAGACATTGTTGCCCAACCAAGTGCTCCTAATGCATACCCTAAAGCAATATACGAGGGCCTCATGAATATGAAGCACGGACATAAAGTTTTAGAAGTTGCAAGAGAAGCAAGAGGCAATAAACAAGTAGAACGGTTTTTGAAAGACGAGGTGACTCGTTTGATCAAAGACTTAAAAATCGACTAAAATAGAGGGGAAATCAGCATGTTAGATGCTATCAAACCATTAATTGATTCAGGTCTTATTAATGAAGACGTTGCAAGTGAACTAGAAAGCACTTGGGAGTCCAAATTGACTGAGGCTAAAGATCAAGTTCGTGGTGAACTCAGAAATGAATTCGCACAACGATACGAGCATGACAGAAGTGTGATGGTTGAAGCCCTTGATAAGATGATTACAGATTCTCTAAGTGAAGAAATTAAAGAATTTCACGAGGAGAAAACTGCAATTAACGAAGATCGTGTAAAAGCGAAAATGAAACTTAAAGAAAGTGCGAAGAAATTTAATAACTTTATGGTAACTAAGTTAGCAGAAGAAATTAAAGAACTACGTGGTGATCGTAAGATTCAGTTGGAAAACCAAGATAAACTTCAAAAGTTTATCGTTCATGCATTGGCTAGAGAGATCAAAGAATTTGCTCAGGATAGACAAGCAGTGGTAGAACAACGAGTTAAGTTAGTAGCAGAAGGACGCACACAACTAGAAAAACTGAAAGAGAAATTTATCTCTGAAAGTGCCGCTAGATTGAGCAAATCTGTTGCATCTCATCTTAAAGGTGAATTATCAACACTTAAAGAAGATATTCAAATTGCTAGGGAGAATAACTTCGGTCGTAAGATATTTGAAACATTCGCAGGTGAATTCAGCACAACTTATCTTAATGATAAGGCTGAAACACGTAAGATCGTTTCTGTATTGAATGACAAAGAACAAGAACTAGCAGAATCAATGGCTAAACTTGCGAAAGCAACGCAAATCATTGAATCAAAAGAACGTGAAGTTAACATTATCAAAGAATCTACTCAACGTGGAAAGACTTTAGACAATTTAGTGTCATCTTTAAACAAAGAGAAGGCTCAAGTAATGCGATCTTTATTAGAAAGTGTTCAGACGCCAAAACTGAAGAACGCATTTGATAAGTATTTACCAGCAGTATTGAACGAAGGAAGTGAAAAGAAATCTGAAAAGAAATCTTTAACTGAATCTGTTTCGACTGCACAAACAGGTAATAAATCTGCCAAGAAAGAACAAGTTAGGGAAGATGACATTAGTGATAATGTAATCGATCTTAAGCGCCTGGCAGGGCTTTAATTTAAACTAGACATAGAATATTAGGAGAAAATAACCATGTCACAAGTACTCTTAGAAAGCCGTTGGGACGAAACAAAAGACGCCCTACTTGAAGGCTTAAAAGGCACTCGCCGATCAACAATGGGTGTAGTCCTTGAAAACACTCGCAAAGGTCTCTTAAATGAGAATGCTACCGCTGGTAGTACCTCTGCAGGAAATATAGCAACACTTAACCGTGTAATCTTACCAGTAATCAGAAGGGTTATGCCTACTGTTATTGCTAACGAACTAGTCGGCGTACAGCCAATGACTGGTCCTGTTGGACAGATTCACACATTACGTGTTCGTTATGCTCAGTCTTTGACTGACAACTCAGCAGCCGCTACTTCGGTAACAGCTGGTGAAGAAGCACTATCACCATTCAAAATTGCACAAGCATACTCACGTACTGCTAGTGGAACTGCGACAGCCGCTTCATATACTGGTGCTGATACAGCAACTTTAGAAGGTAACGGTGGTAAACAAATCAGTGTGCAAATCTTAAGACAGGCAGTTGAAGCCAAGTCACGTAAGTTACAAGCACGTTGGACCTTCGAAGCCGCTCAGGACGCACAGTCTCAGCACGGCATCGATGTTGAAGCAGAAATTATGGCTGCTTTAGCACAAGAAATCACTGCTGAAATCGATCAGGAGATTTTACTATCTCTTAGAACGTTAGCGGCAACTGAATTCACATATAACCAGGCAGCGGTATCAGGTACTGCTACTTATGTTGGTGATGAACATGCGGCACTTGCTGTATTAATCAACAGAGTTGCAAACTTAATCGCACAAAGAACACGTAGAGGCGCAGGTAACTGGGCAGTTGTGAGTTCTGCGGCCTTAACTGTGTTACAATCTGCTACTACATCAGCATTTGCACGTACAACTGAAGGAACTTTTGAAGCTCCTACTAACACTAAGTTTGTTGGTACGTTGAACGGCGCTATGCGTGTTTTCGTTGATTCATATGCTCCTGATACTCAAGCAGTATTAGTTGGATATAAAGGATCATCTGAAACTGATGCGGCGGCTTTCTATTGCCCATATATTCCATTAATGAGCAGTGGAGTTGTACTAGATCCAGCAACATTTGAACCAGTCGTGTCATTTATGACTCGTTACGGATATGTAGAGTTAACTAACACTGCATCATCATTCGGTAACGCGGCTGACTATGTTGGTGAAATCGCAGTTGCAAACTTAACATTCCAGTAAGCCGATTATTATATAATCAACTTATTGTTATAAGTTTAAGGAAGAGTCTTTTAGGCTCTTCCTTTTTTTGTGGTTACCCAAAAGTGTATTAAATACTTGACAATACTTCCCTAAGGTCGTATAATAGTATATCAGTATGGAGAATATGTATGGCAAAAAGAATTTTTAGAATTGAAGCCGGTAGATACGGTGGAGAAACAGTTATCGGAGAAGTCGATAAAGAATTTGTAGAACAGTTTATCGATGAAGGAGAAGGTGAATTAATAGAACATCTTACAAGCACAGATGATATGGACTTTGAGGGTATATTACCTAAGAAAGATTATTACATGTGGGAGTGTGATGACATCGAACATATAAATTCTGCATATGCTGATAGTGGTTTCTTTGTAACAGAAGTAACTAACGAAGAAAGTAAGTATGATTACTCTGAATCTGAGACTGACTTTGAGCCAGTAGGTTGTTTATATAGTAGAGAAGCATATTCGCAAGATGAAGCGCCTGATGATGAAGACATCAAAGATGATAAAAATAATTATGTTCCTGTAATCAACTTTCATAGCGGAGAAAAAGGAAACTTCGGTTGCTGGTTTATAGAAACAGACGGTGAACCTTTCGACAAATATAAATTCACATATGGCATCGTTGAAACTAATATGGGAGAGTTTATTGACTCTGCATATTATGACGGAAAAGAGTTAGAGATAGACTATGACTATTCTGAAAGCATGGGTAAAGGATACTACGCATCAGTAGGTTACCTAAACAAAAGATGGCATGACAGCAGAGACAAATACGATGAAGAAAAGTTAGACCCTATGTGTTGGGAAGACTTTAATGATACCGTAGAATATGAAAAGAAAGAAGCATCGACTACAGTAGCATTGAATATTTCAGCAGAAGAAATCATAGGGGAAGTAGGCACAATTGAAAACCCAGGTGAAGTCGATCCTACAATCGAACCTATCAACAAACCACCTGTTGTTAGTCAACAAGAAGCAGATTCTTATAAAGAACTGCAAGATCAACTGACTCAACTTAATGGACACGATGATGGTAGAGGAGAAGAAGGCGAAGAACTCTAAATGGCTAGATGTCGTCCAGAAGATTGTAATTTAGAAACAGACAACTTAACTATAATTTGGTACCACAATTATTCAGGTGGTAAGTTTATGGCTAATTGTCTAAGTCTATCTGATCACGGCTTGTTCGGTCATAGAGAAATGACTGAAGCACAACTTAGAGGAGAATTCTCTCCAAATGACAAATTAAATTATTTGTTAGGTCAAATATCTGAAATAGAAAAAGGAATCTTTTGGACTGATCTTAATATATCAGACAATTTCTTTTTTGGTTTCAATAAAAAAGAATACCTTGATCCATGGAGAGGCATCACTTACTTTGATTATGTTAAAGATGTATCAAACGGTGATTACAAATTCTTTATAGCATCGCATTTTAATCCTGAAGTCATTGAGATTAAAAAGATTTGGAAAAATGCAAATATTATTTTGTTTACACATCCACATGATTACGTAGAAAAACGAGCAAAGAACGACCCTCAAATTAGTGTCTTCTATGATAGACTAGTTGATTATGAAGAAAACTTAGCAGAAATGAGAGCATTACCTAACGTTGTTTATGAATTTGATGTACGAAAGTATGAATCAGAAACTGAAACGTTAGATGCAGTTAAAGAAATGTATGATCTATTAGGAATCAGAGGGTACGATAGAGAAAAATTATCTATCTATTACAATGATTGGTACAATAAAATAGAAGAAATTAAATACGTATAGTAGAATCTACTGGGGTATCCATCAGTTTTTGACTTTCTCTTATTTTCTTTTTTCTTAGTCTACTACAGTTTGCACAAACTGTCAATATATTTTCTTTTGTTTTATTCATAGGATTAAAATCTCTATATGCAATATCTAACTGAATCATGTCTTCAGGTACAAATCCACACTCAATACACATTGTATTCTTCTTTGGTATCTTTTTATTATAGATTGCTTTAGCACAATCTACACAATATTTGTGCCATTTTTGAAAGCCATGTTTACTAACTCCATTAGGTTTAGCAAAAGAAATGTTGCAACTAGTGCATTTTGGTCTAACTGGTTGTCTTGTAAGCATAATTTTATTTATTAAAAAAGTGCTGTAGGGTTCTTTTTTATAAGGTAATTTTTATTATATCAGCATAAATACAAGATATAATAATGGAATCAACACATGGCCGCAGACAAATTTAATTCACTAACAGGATATTCAGCAGGGCTACCCCCTATCGATATAGTAGCCGCTAACGGAAATATAGTTACAAATCATAACTTTCCTTCCGGTAATGTTACATCTAATAAAATCTATGCAAACAATTACTACTATGCAAATGGTGCGGCGTTTTCAAGTGATCCAGCCGGAGCAAACACTGAAATACAATTTAACAATAATGGTGTATTTGGAGCAAGTGCAAATTTAGTATTTGATACTGCAACTAGCAGAATTATAACACGTAATGCTACAGTATTAGGTGAAACACTCTTAGGAGATGCACAGACTGTTTCTATACAAGGTGGTGTAAACGGATATGTTTTACAAACAGACGGAGCAGGTGGATTAAGTTGGACAGCACAAACAGGCGGAGGCGGAGGCGGTAATGGTACCCCTGGTGGATCCAACATGCAAGTTCAGTTTAATAGTGCAGGCGCTTTTGCCGGAGATGCAGGTTTCATTTATGATTCAGACACGGATCTTTTAACAGCAACACACATTGGTGGAGAAGGTGGAAACATATCTAATGTTACATATGCAAACATTACTGGCATAGGTAATATATCTACAGTGAACCTTGATGGCGCAACTGATAAAGTTCTTTATGGTAATGGTGTATTTGCAGATATCTCAGCAGGAGCAAGTGCAAACTTTGCTAACTTTGCAGGTAATCTTACAGTTGCTAGTCAACCAAACATAACTTCTGTAGGTACGTTAACAAGTCTTCAAGTCGGTGGAGGACTATCTGTAGTAGGCAACATCGGTGGAGGCAATATTGCAATCACAGACACTGCTACATTTACTGGACCAGTAGTCATTGACTCTCTTGGTAATCTTACAGTCTCAGGTAATGCAAACTTACAAACTTCACCTAACATAGAACTCCCAGTAGCAAACTTACACATCGATGGCGGACTCAACGGATATGTATTAGCCACTGACGGTGCAGGAAGTCTTTCTTGGACTCTTAATTCAGGTGGCGGTGGCGGTGGATCACCCGGTGGTGCAAACACCCAAATGCAGTTTAACGATGCTGGCGTATTTGGTGGAGATGCAAACGTAGTTTACAACAAATCAACTAACACAATGACAATGGCGGGCACCCTTGTTGCAAACAACATGACAGTTGGATCAGGTGCATTCTCATTTAGAACAACCAAAGTTAAGACAGGAACTACCACAACTACATCAGCAGTAGAAATATGTGCTACAGAAGCATCTACTGTCTCAGCAATTGATTATACTATTGTTGCTACTGATGCGGCAAACGCATCTAGGCAAACAGTTAAGATTACATCAGCAGTATATGCAACAACAGTAAACTATTCAGAATATGCAACTATTTCTGTAGGCAGTTTACTTGCTGATTTCGCAGTAACTTATGTTCCAGGAGATGCTTTTAGAAATGCTCAAGTAGTATTATATGCTACTCCGGCAACAACAAATAGCACAACATACAAGATTTTATTAGAAGAATACAATTAAGGTGTTTACCATAAAAATAAAAGGTTGAAAAAGGATATCTTAGCAGTCTTTATTGAAACAAAACACTAAATACTTATTATAGTTTACGGAGACCAAACCATGGCAATTAAAGCATTTAACTCGGTAGCGGGATTCTCAGTAGGAGAAACACCGGCCAACATAATTTTATCGAACGGAATGATCACTACAAATGGAGCAACGTTTACAGCAAACATTGCGGCATTAGGTGTTCTGACCGACAATTTATACTACGCAAACGGCGTCAGATGGGACCTACAGGAACCAGCCGGAGCAAATACTCAAATACAGTTTAACAATGACCAAGACTTTGGCGCATCATCTAAACTAGTATTCGATACTGCGGTAAGCAACTTAAACGTTGATGGAAATCTTAACTTAACAACAGGTAAGTATTTCGGTGACGGTAGTCAGTTAACTGGTATCGATGCAACAGGCATTCAAAACGGAACATCTAATGTTCGTATACCAGCCGCAGATGGCAACATTGAATTAAATGTTGGTGGCGGTTTAGAAGCAAACATTACTTCAACAGGAGTTAATGTTGCAGGTACAATGAACGTAGTAGGTATTATTACATCACCTAGTACTTCAGGTGCTATCGACATAGCATTAGGAACTCCGACTCAAGGATCACTAACATCTAACGCATTGACTTTAACAACAGCATCATCGGTCTCCAATTCGATTGCTCAGTTAAACAATATCTTAGGTAAATTAGTTCCAAGTAGTCCTCCTGACTTCCCGGCTAGTCAGACTATCGCAATCCAAAGTACTTCATCGTACAGAATGGCAGATGGCTTTACTCAGCCAGACAACACAGCAGGTGGATCAGCGGCAGTGGCTGCAGGTTCAACAGTATCTAAAACACGTAGATCATCAACATATAATGTTAATGCTATTACAAACGCAGGCCCAGGTGATTCAGGAACTATTTCTGTTCAACTGAATGGTTCAGCCGCAGGTAGCAGAACTTTAACTACTTCTTTAGACGGTGCAGGAACATATAGCAACTTGATCATATCAAATAACGTAGACTATAACGCAATTGATTCAAGTGTAGCATTAGGCTTCTGGTCAGTATTTACATCAGACGCATCAGGAACTGTAACGAGTGGTTGGAACGAAGTATTAATAGATGATACTGCAACAACTTCATCTAATAAAGATACATGGTACTATGATAATTCTGCTCCAGGTACACCTCAGTTTACATCTACATCAATTACAGTAGATTCAACACCAAGTTATACATACAGTTCAACTGTACAACATTATAACAATACAAATGTCTTCCCAATAGCATTTAACGTTAACAGATTATCTGGTAATATGTATCCAACAAGTGATACATTTGTATCAGGATCATCTGGTGGAGCATTTAGTTCACCTGTTAGTGTAACATATTCAACTGCTGGAGTAACAACTCCACTAGCGGCTCAGTTACACGTAGCATCAGGAAGTCAAGCAGTAACAACAACTGCTTCAATTATTTCAGGATTTGGATCAAGTGCAAGTGGACCTTCAATAAGTGTTTTCAACTCTTATGCAACAGGCGCACAAACATTCAACCCAGGTTCAATAGTACTTTATAAAACAGGTACTTCATCTTCTTCAAGCAGAATCGAAGAAGCAAACGTATATATTGGTTCAACAATTGGTTCAGGCGCAGGGTTAGCACAAAGAATTATTAATCCAGGGTCAACTAATACTCCTTCTTTCTCTGCAAGTGCAACTGTGTTTAACAGTGAATCTTCAACATTAGAGACATATGACTCTACAGTTGTAGCAGATGTATTGAGCCATGATGAGACAGATTATTCTTCTGGTTACTTACCAGTAGGACCTGACTTATCAGGTGGTACTAGAAACGGAACACAATACTTTACATTCAAATTTATTAGAACTTCAGTTTCTAAATTTGATCTTAAATTTTCAGGAACAATTGCAGGTGCATGGGTAGCAGTACCCGGCTCTACAATCGATGCCGCATCTAATCAAAACGGATGGGTTGAATTGACAACAGCATATGCTGGGTCAGGTGTCCCTGGAGCAAACACAGGAGCTGGTGGTAACGGTTCAGATGGTTGTGCATTAGGAGGAACAATTACAACAGGTAGTTCCGTAACTAATGAATCAACAACAGCAACATTTGGTACAGTTAGTACATCATCTACAGCAACAAACGAAATTTATGTTCGTATTGCATTGACATCGGGTCAGTCAATTTCAGCATTATCATTAGAATCAGCGAGTAACTAAAAATGAGTATACCTATTTCACAAAAAGTTGACCTACTTTACAAACAGGCATTTGGTGTCACTAAGACTGACACAGAAGCAAATAAAAGCCCAAGTAACGAGGCGATAGCAAGTCCACTACTTAATCGTGGTGATACTCTATGGACTCAGGCTGATCAGATACCAGGTGTAGCGGCCGCAACAGCAGGCATTGTTACAGCATACACTGGAACTGGTGCACAAGAGTGTGTTGCAGACAACACAACTGTCCCAGTTGGGGGTGTTTACCCTACTTGGAAGACTAACTTAACTTACTGGATCCCAGCAGAATTTGGTGCGACTTATTCTGTATCAGTTTATGTAGACGATACAGGAGCCGCTAATCCAACTTCAACAGGTACTCAAATATTTGGTGCTGGTTCAGGTGGTACAGGTGAGTTTTACTATAACTATCAATCAGGTGTTCTTAACTTTATCGGAGAAACAATTCCGACTGCTCTAACAAGTAGTAAAGTTCTTTACATCGTAGGTTACAGATACGTTGGTAAAACAGGTGTTAATAATCTACCTGATTCACAGATCGGTAACTTAGATATAACTAACCAAACAGTTACAGGACAAGTTGTAGATGCTAACATCATCCTTACTCCAAACGGAACAGGACAAGTTGTTACTTCAGGGAATGTAACAGCATCATTCTTTTATGGTAATGGTTCTCAGTTAACAGGTATTGACGCAACAGGAATTCAAAACGGAACATCTAATGTTCGTATACCAGTCGCAGACGGCAACATCGAATTAAACGTTGACGGCGCATTAACAGCAAATGTTA